GCTGCGTCCCAGGCTGCGGCCCCGGCTGCGGCCCGGGCTGCGGCCCCGGCTGCGGCCCCGGCTGCGGCCCGGGCTGCGTCCCAGGCTGCGGCCCCGGCTGCGGCCCCGGCTGCGTCCCAGGCTGCGGCCCCGGCTGCGGCCCTTTCCTGTTGAGATATACGTCCGTGCGCAAAATCGCGTGCCGCTTGGATGGCCAGTGCGGGCCTATCATCTTTTGAGTATTTCTTCCAGATCGGTAAAACCTGCTCGGCAAAATCGGCCGCCATCAATCTCGCTACCATGTCACAGTTTTCGGCGGTTGCGCACAGCGCCCAGAGAGCATCATCGAGCCTATTGGTGTCCAGGATAGTGAGCAAGTCGATGGGTTTTTCGTGCGGATACTTCGCGCCGAGAGCTGCGATGAGTTTTTGGTATCCGCTTTCGCATGCTCCAGCTTTGTGGAGCAAAGTTAGCGTTGTTGTCAGTTTCATGTTATCGCCTCCAATCGCTTTGCGTTGCGTATAACTCCGAGGGTGTCGGCCCAGGCTGGTAATCAGCGCTGAGCAACTTGCGGCCCTGCGCCATGGCATCAAAGCACCAGATGCAAGTGATGAGGGATGCTGCGTCGAGGATCAGGATTAGCTGCGAGGGGTTCATTCTGCGATCTCCCAATCTTCAGCCAGCAGATCCGCGGACGTGAACGCCATTACCTCGCCTTCGTCTTCGTTGCCCCGATAAATGCCGCGGCCTCTCTCCCACACGTATTTGGGTTCGTCGCCTGCCCGGCGCACATGCTTGCGATCCTGCATCCATTTTGCCGCTTGCTTGATGTCTGCCATTTGCTTGCTCGATTCTGCCGGGTCTGCGCGCCCGGCCTGCGGTTACCGCTTACGGCAAGGACCGCGCGGCGGAGGTTAAAGGCTATACCTAGTCGTCGAGGGTATCTTGGCAGAACTCGCAGACGAGTCCTTCATTGGGTAGCTCGGTTTCAGCTCGTGAGTAGCGTCCAATCACGCGGCCTTCTTCGATGTATCGAGAACGGCACGCGTCTGTGCAAAAGGAATGGACGATCCCTGTTGCTTCTCCGTCTAAATCCAATTCATAGATTGCTGGAAGAATTTGCCCGTAGTGGATTGCATCACGGTTCTTGCCTCCGCAAACAAGGCAATTACTATCAAATCCGTCTGGATTGCTATTCACGTAAAGATGCGCCATTTTTGCTGCTCCTTATGCGGTTGAGTACCGCTCAACAACATAATCATCATGCGCCACTTGCCGGAGCGTGTCAACAGTTATTTTGTGATTATTTGCACTCTTGTGATGGTGCGCACAATTTATCTGCAAGGTGCTGTATTTGCTGTAGTTATATCGTGATGCGCATATGGGGTGCGGGGATGCGGATTGCTCTCATCTCTCAATTATGTCGCCACAACACGCGCGCGAGAAATCGCCATTTATCAGCGAATCTGCGGGTGAAAAGTGAGCGCACAATTCCCTTTTCGCGCGAGATGTGCAAATTTGCCGCAGATTGCGTCTTATGCGTGCGCTGTGCCTTGCGCCGTCGGCCTGGTCCGCGTGGAGGTCAAAATCCACGCCCGGTGTCTCTGATCTCGGCTGCGATTGCTCGCAGGGACAGCCCGCAAAAGTTGAACAAAGCGATTCAGACGCTTCTCTGCAACGCGCTCAGCATATCACGCCAGGCGCAGCGAACCGTCAAGCAACCCTTGACAGTTGATATTGTCTTGGACAGTCAAAGACAGTCAAAGATTGTCCAACGCTGTCAAACTTTGTCACCTAGGCAGAGGCAGAGGCAGATATAAAGTACAAAAGCATTGTCGGCGCAAAAAGCTGCGCCGACGCAAATGAGCGTGCGCTATAATTCGGGGCATGAGCAATCCGAGCCAATCCTGCCTCGACCTGATCAAGCGCTTCGAGGGCCTGCGTCTGACGCCGTACCTCGATGCGGCCCGGTTCTGGACTGTGGGCTACGGCCACAAGCTGACCAGCGAGGAGCTGGAGGCCGGCGGACGGATTCGCGTGATCACTGAGCCTGACGCGCTTTTGCTGCTGGTCGACGATGTGGACTGGGCAGCCGAGCAGGTGGCGCGTCTAGTGCGTGTGCCGCTCAGCCAGGGCCAACTGGACGCGCTCACAGACTTTGTGTACAATCTCGGCCAGGGCCGGCTTCTGGACTCCACACTGCTCAAACTGCTCAACCTGGGCAACTATCGCGATGCGGGCCAGCAGCTCCTGCGCTGGGACATGGCCGGCGGCGAGCATCTGGCTGGGCTCACGCTGCGTCGGCAGGCTGAGCTGGCTCTATGGGAGGCTGCATGACAATCTCGCGTGCATGGGCAATCGGTATCGGCGTGGTGCTTGGGCTGGCCATCGTGCTGGGTGGTTACGAGTGGCTGCAGGAGCATGATGCGCGGCTCAAGGCTGAGAGCGTGCAATCCGCACAGACCCAGGTCATTGCCACCGCGCAGAAGAGCATCGACCAGGCCAAGGCCGACCAGGCGCAGACCGCCAGCGATCTCAAGTCGCAACTCACCGCCATATCCGCACAGCGCGTTGTTGTGGTGACCCCACAGCAGGCCGCCGCAGTCGCCAATACCCTGCCCAATCTTCCCACGCAGGTCCAGGTCCAGCAAATTCCGGCCACGCCTACCGCGCCGGCCACTCAGCAGATCGTGATTCCGCAGGCGGACATTCCCGCATTCCAGGCCTACAAGCTCGATTGCGACGAGTCCAGCGCCAAGCTCACCGCCTGCTCCCTCAACGCAGCCAGCGCGGCAGTGATCCAGCAGGGCACGGCCGACCAGCTCGCCGCGGTGACCAAAGAGCGCGATACCTGGGAGGCCACAGCCAAGGGCGGCACGTTCTGGCAACGATTCAAGCATGATGCAATTGTGATAACGGTCACAGCAGGGGCGGCCTACGCGGCAGGGAGACTGACCAAATGAGCGGCAACTGGGCAGCAGGGTTTCTCCGGTCGCAACTGAGCGATAAAGACGGCAGCGTGAGCAACACGCGCGTGATGCAGTGCCTGATCATCTGCCACGTGTTGGGATGGGTCAGCGCGCTGCTGTTCTGCTACTGCCTGATTACCTACAAAACGCACGGCGTCATCAGCATGACCGACATGGTGACGTTCATCGGCTCCCTGGGCACATTCGCGACCATGCTGATTGGCACGCTCGGGCTCATCAAAGGCGGAACGGACGTGGCAAACAATCGCGCGCCGAACGCTCAGGATCAAGTTCAACCGCCCTCAGTGGGCGCAGATGGTAAACTCTAACGCAGATTGTCAGGTTCCAAAATGCCATCACCAATCATGAAGTATTTCGCTTACGCGCACCTTCCCGAGAAACTCCAAGGGGTATCCAAGCCGATTGGTGACCTTGCTCAGGCGATGGACGCAGAACTTCCCGACGGCCCTGAAAAGTCGGCGGGTCTTCGCAAGCTGCTCGAAGCCAAGGATTGCTTGGTCCGAGCGAAACTAGGGTAACGGAGGCAGTGTGATTCACTTCCTGGTGATTTCAATCGCGATTTTCGTGGCATTCTTCCTGGGCGTGTGGTTTGCTCCCGACGTGCGCGGCGACTATGCCGAGTTCAAGGCCTACGTCGAGAGCAAACTCAAAGCAGCCGAGCAGGCAGCGAAAGATAAGCTCTAAGCTCTGCGGCAACCACCGCAGAAATCCGCAGTTCGAAAAGATAAGCGGACCTCCATAAGAGAAGTTGGATAAATGGTTGAGCGCAAAACGAATGTAAGCCAGTTCGCCGAGGTAAATGCCCTCCAAAAGGACATTGAGCGCCTAACCAAAGAGCGAGATTCTCTCGCCAAGGACCGCGAAAATGCGCAAACCCGGCTGCTCGAAGAGCATAGCGTGGCGCTTTCTGGAATGAAAACCACGCTGGACCTTTTAGTGGAGCGCACAAAGGATCTGCCGGATATATCCAAGCGCGTTACGCGGCTTGAATCATGGAAAGCATTCATTGGCGGAATTGCCGCGGCTTTTACAATGATCGGCGGCACGGTTGGTTTTATCGTCGGTGCCCTCGTGAGGCTAAAGTAATGCTCGAAGTCTACAATCCCGAAATCGCTGAAGAAATCCTGGTGCGCATGAGCGGCGGCGAGAGCCTGCGCACGATCTGCTCCGACGAGGGGTATCCATGCCGTAGGACGGTGACTCGCTGGGCTGTGCGCGATACGGATGGTTTTGGAGCGCGGTATGCGGCGGCACGTCGGGCCGGGGTTGAATCGCGGATCGAGGACGCGAACGAGATTGCCGCGGAGACGCCAACTTACAAGGATGCTGACGGGGTTGTGCGCATCGATGCGGCTGGAATCCAGCGCAACCGTCTACGCTGCGACCAGGCCAAGTGGGAAGCCTCGCACCTGCTGCGCGGCGGCCTCAAGCCGAGCGCCCCGCTGGACTACGGCGACAACATCAAGGCTGAATTGAGTGGCGAACTGGGCATCAAGACCGTGATTGTCGCCAAGCCGGTCAAGGATGCACCGCCGCGGCCTGATCCCAAACCTGACTTCGAGTCGTAGCGTGGCGCACCCTGCAGTTGTAGATGGCGTGCTGGACGCGGCGAAGCTCTGGGAGCCGACCGCCAAGAACAAGATCATCCGGCAGTCTACCTCGCACAATCGGCTGCGCGTAGGCGGCACAGGTTCAAGCAAATCATCCGACGCAATGATGGAGATCGTAACCGATTTCCTCTTGCGCTTCCCTGGGTGCTTTGCGCTGATCCTGCGCACGACAATGCCGGAGCTTGAGCGCTCGAACATCCCAAACTTCCGCGCATACGTTCCGAGCGATCTCTATACATGGAACGATACAAAGCACATAGCTACGTTTTACAACGGCTCGAAGCTGTTCTTCTCGCACATGCAGTACTTCACCTGGAAAGAAATGGAAGCATACCAGTCTTCCAGCTTCCCGGCGATCTTCCTTGATGAGTGCGGCGGCATCCCCATGGCTGTGTGGGACTTCTTCCAGGCCCGCAACCGTGTGAATCCCGAGTGCCAGCCCGATGCGAATGGCGAGTATCCGATTCCCTGCACGCTGGGCGCCACGAACCCTATCGGCGCGTACTGGGGCGAATACAACGATAGATTCGTGCTCAAGAAACCGGATGGGCTTCCAGAGGGATGCAAAACAGACCGCCATGGGCGCATTTGGTCGCCTGTGCGTGGCGCAGCATCCAATCCACATGAGCCGGCTGACTGGCGGCTTGAGTACGATCCGTTCGAGTGGGATTTCGTCCACAGCACAATCATGGACAACCCGCACATGCTGGCGAAAGACCCTGGCATCGTCGCGCGCCTGAACGCCATGCCGAAGGAGTTGCGCGAGAAGCTGCTCGACGGCAAGCTCGACACGACGGTTGGTCAGTACTTCGACTGCTTTGATCCAAACTTCGACGTGATCAACCTGCGCGAAGACCCGGACGCGATCATCTGGCAGTATTGGCAGCCGCGCTGGCTGGGTTGGGACTGGGGGCGCGCGCACTGGAACTCGGTCGTGTGGTTCACCAAAGCGCTGGTGCGGCGTGCCGGCGGCGAGTACAGGCTCAAGACGGTGCAGTACCGCGAGTATGTGGACCGTGGGCGCGATTACGTTGAGATGGCGCAGATCGTCTCCAAGATGACGCGCCTGGGACTGCCTGGTGCAACAGATGAGGATCGGGCACAGAAGCGCGGCTGCGATTACCGCGCGGCCTACTTCAGCCACGAGAAGTTCGCCAAACAGATGGAGGCGGAGAGCCCTGCCGCAAAGCTCAGCAAGTACATGATGGACCTCGGCCTGGCGGGCATGACGCGGGCAACGACTGACCGCGTGGGCCGCGCAACGCTGCTCTACCATCTGATCAAGGTGCGCGAATTCGTGATTCTGGACACCTGCCCGGAGACAATCAAGGCGCTCCCGCAATGCACCCGCGACGAAGACAACCTGGAAGACGTGCTCAAGGTGAAGACGAAGGGTGATGATGTTTACGACTCGGTGGCGCTGGGTCTGTTCGGTGAGCTGGGCACCCGGCCCAAGCCGCAGGAGGAGAAAGACCGCGAGAAAGTTGAGTCACAGGCCGACGAACGTGCTAAATTCTTGATGAGGTACAAGCTCACGCAGGAGCGCGACCAGCGCGAGGCGCGGGCGGAAGAGCGTCCTCCGGAGAGTTGGGAATGACTGAATCGCAGCGCATTGTGATGAACTGGCGCGCCAAGCTCAAAGCGATGGGCTGGCCGGAGGATGCTATCGCGAAGATCGTCAAGGGTCTGTGCGAGGCTGGTTACCGGGCGTGCATCGAAGAGATTCAGGCGCGGGCTGCGCAGACTGACGCGCTGATTGCAAAGGTGGCGAAAAATTGACCCTACGCGAACTCTTCATTCAATGGCTCACGGCCTCGCGGTTCATCAAATCGCTTGAGGCGCGGATTATCGAGCAGCGCCAAGACTATACCGAGCTTATTGCCGACAAACAGAATCAAATCAAGCTCTTGCGCATTGAGCTTGCAGGCTCTAAACTGGAGTGCGATAGAATGCGTGCAGTGCTGATGCCGTTCGGATCGCCGGCGGGCGCGGCGTTCGCGCAGCAGTACCAGACCGGCAATAAGCCGCCTATGGTCCCTGCGTTCGACGGGCCAGACGATTGGCAGGCGGAACTCAACAAGATTTACGAGGAGGAGCAGAGCGATGGCATTCATGAGCAAGGACGGGAACTTCAAGAGCACGAATCGCGCCCCGGCAATGGCGCACGACCGGTCGATGGCGCGGAAGAGTAGCGGTGGCGCTGGCCTGATGGGCCGCAGCGATCCTCTCCAGCAGCCTGGGCAGGATGGTGGCGGCGGCGAAGAGCCAGAGCAGGGCGATATGCCACTGCACACCGAGCACCACGCCGCGGGCGGCCACACAACCACGCACACATCTGGCGCCGAGAAGCACACTGCGACCGCTGCGGAACTGGTTGCTCACCTGCAAAAGTACCTTCCCGAGGAAGAGAAGGAAATCGCGGACGATCAGGAGCCGGAATATGAATAAGTTGAACGCACCCCTCAATAACACGCAGCGCGATGAGGCGCTGGTGGACCACGACAGCCGACTCGAAACTCTTGAGTCTGCGATTCTCGCCATTCAAAATCATCCGGCGCTATCCGTGCCGGCACTCGTGGACGCCTTACAATCCGCCGAGCCGCCTAAGCAGGAGTAGCCATGTACGGCACCAAGAAAATAGACCTCGGCAAACGTGGCTCCTTCCATATTAAAGAAGGGGCCATGACTGCCGCTGCGAAGCGCGAAGGCGTCAGCAATTCCGCGTACGAGCAGGCGCACAAGGGCGATTCAGGAACTGCCGGCAAGCGCGCGCGGCTGGCCATCACAATGTCGAAATGGAAGCACTGATGGAATTCGAGCAGCAGAAGCCGATCACAGACGAGTACCGGCGCGGGTGGGAGCGCATCTACGCGCAGCAGGAAGCGCGCAAAGCGAAGTGTAGCGCCAGCGTTAACACATACTTGAATGGCTGCCCGATCCTGAGCGAAGGCCCGCAGAAGGATGATCTCTGATGAAAGAACCGAATCATACAATGCCTATCGCTCAATGTGGGATTGGTCGCGTTACCCAGGGCGCACGCCGATTTCTGAAGAGATTGCGTGCAAGGCACTTGCGGCGATATGCACGCGCCGACTTGGATTGTCTAAGGCCGAAAGCGGTACACAGAGGGTGGTACTGGTAATGCCGTTCGTTTCCAAAGCGCAGCGCGGATACTTTGAAGCCAATCGCGGTAAGCTCGAACGCCAGGGCGTGAACGTGGGAGAGTGGGAAGCTGCCAGCAAGGGCAAGGAACTGCCGGAGCGCGCAAAGAAGCAGGACATAACGCAGATGAGGAGACCTTTAAAATGAACAGCCCTTCTTTTTCGGACACGGAAACGCAGCGAATCGTATTTTCCAGCCCCGTGACAAAGATTGCAACGTGCGAAAATTGCGGGTCTTCTTATAGCCCCAAAAATCGCAGACGTGCTCGTCGCCATGAAAACTGCGAGTGCCCTAAGAGACAATTAGAAGGGAAGTAGATGGCTGACTCGAACGACAATCGCACCGATGCGCCGATCCTCGACGAAGAGGACCAGGAACTTGACGAGTTCGACCCGGCCAGCCTACCGCTCGGAACCTTTTCCGCATTCGATGTAAGCGATGAGCCGCTCTGGACCGACAAAGACGGCGAGCATCATATCACGCAGGACCAGAAGAACGCAATCAAGGCGATGGTCCAGGCGGCAGCGCAGGCAGATTCAGTCCCGCACCGCATCGAGATTCAGGGCGCGTGGATGCTGGAACTGCTCGACCGCGGACTCCAGCGGATGCGCACTACCAGCGGCGGTGGATGGGAGCCGTTCTACGGAAGCCGCACATCATCCATGGGGATGTATGGAGCGCAGCAGTCGGGCGGCTACTACGACACCAACGTCATCGGCGAGAAGAACGACACCATTACCTCGCTGCTCTCCTGTGAAATTGCCAGCTCAACGTTCTACCCCGAGAAGCCGGGAGACCCTGACGATGAGGTTTACGCGCAGCAGGCCAACTGCCTGAAGCACTTCTGCGCTGAGGAAAACAACTATGGCGAACTCCAGGCAGAGGTCGGGCGCTATGCGTGCACCGACGAAACGAGCGTAGGCTACACGCGCCCCGTGGCTGACGCGCAGCGCTGGGGCTACGAGGATAATGCCCCCGATGTTGTTCCGGAGACAGAGGACGGTGAAGATCCCAATGCCAAGAATGCAGCGCAGTCCAAGCGGCCCAAGATTCGCACCCTCACCAACATTTACGGCAAGCTCTCGCGCAAGGTTCCGCTACTCGCCCGCTCCAAAGCCGAGTGGGCTTATGCGATGCTCGCGCATGAGATCGATATTTCAATCGCCAAGGCGAAATGCCCGTGGGTGGCGAAGCAGATCACCGCGGGCGACATGGGCATCGCGGAACTGAAACGTGACCGCCTCGCGCGTCAGTCCGTGCAGATGGCCATGCAAAGCCAGTACGCCACCGGCGACAGCCTCATGCGCGACGTGACTGAAACGTATGTCTGGTTCCGGCCGAGCTTCTACATGGACGACTCGTGCCCCGAGGATCAGCGCTCATGGTTCTGGACCAACTTCCCTAAGGGGATGCTTGCAGCCTACGAGTCCGGCGTATTGGCCTGGGCGCGGAATGAATCGATGGACGAGGTTCTGACTGAATTCCATGCACGCAGCGGGAATGGCCAGAACCGGCGCGCGCTGACTGAGAGCTTCGCTGGGCCGCAGATGCGCCTGAACGTGCTGGTTGACATGCGGGACGAGTTCTGCCGCAAGTCAATTACCCGCGTCGGGCTCGACTCCGCAGTATGGAATGTGGATAAGATGCGTTCGTCGAGTGTCCGCGCTGGCGTCTATGAGCCATTCCTGATGCCGGCCGGCCAGCGCCCCGCCGCCGACACCGTTCTGCAAATTCCCGGCACCACCGGAACGCCGGACATTACCGCGTTCATCGACTGGATCAGCGGGCCGCTTGCCGAGCAGCTAACCCATGCTCAGCAGTCCATGAGTGGCAGCGGCGACCCGGCCGACCCGCAGCAGACGGCTACCGAGTACAACCGCAAGGACAAGAACGCGAAAGCCAGCTTTGGTGAATGCTGGCGCAATATCCTGCGCGGGTTCGCCAACATCAACACGCAATCCGCCGCGTGGAATGCGCGCGTCCAGCCGGAAAGTGCCAAGTTTGATTCCAATTTCACCGGCCTGGGCCGCGTTACCGCAGAAATCGGCAAGATGAAGACTGGCGCCGGCGTGGCGCGCGCCGACGGCATGAGCGATTCGCCCGAATCCTGGGCAGATCGGCAGGCTGCATGGGAAAAGGCAATGAGCGACCCTGACCCGGCTATGGCCTCAATCAAGAGCGACCCCCAGAACATGGCGACCGCGAAACGGTTCATGCCTCCTGGGATGGTCCTTCCGGGCGTCGATGCGGTGGAGAAGCAGCAGGCGGAGTTCGATATTCTGCTCAAGACCGCGCCGATGGACAATCCGCAGTTTGCCAAGATTCAGCAACTCGTGCAGCAGGGAACCGCCGCGCTACAACAGGCAGCGGCCACCGGCCAGCAACCAGACCCGCAGCAGGCGCAAGCGCTACAGCAGGGCCAGCAGATGCTCCAGCAGACGCCGCCCATGATCTCCAGCGTTCCGGTGCGCGGTGATGGCAGCGAGAATGATGCGGTTGAGGCGCTGATCTGCCTGCGCATGATGAACTCAGCGGAAGGGCGGAGGATGGCGTCGAGTAAAGACAAGGACGATCAGGCGCACTTTGCCAACCTGCACATGCACTGGCAGCAGCACCAGGCCAGCGCAGCCAAACTCGCCGCGCAGAATCAGCAGCCGATTCAGCCCAAGACCAGCCTCACGGTCGCGGTGGACAAACTCGACCCGCAGGCGCAGACCAGTGCGCTGCAAAAGATGGGCGTTGCAACTACGCCGGAAGCAATTCAAGCGCAGAACCAACTTGCGCCGCACGAGGTGACGACTACCGAGCGCGGCGTTGGACCGATGGGCAGCGAGATCGAGCGCAAAACCAGCGTAGTAGGGAAATCAATCAGTTAGGACGGAGCAAACATGGCAGACGAAGGAATGAGCGCAGTTGCGGAAGCGGTAGAACCTGTCAATGCGGAAGTTGACGCAGGGGAATCAGCAGAGTCAACAGGCGCGGATGATGGCCAGCCAAAGGTCAAAGAGGGCGAAGGTGAGCGCCAGGACAACCGTCACCAGCCGGACGCGCTCAAGAAGCACATTGCCGACTTGCGCCGCCGCGCTGACTCGATCACCGATCCTGTCGAGAAGAAAGCGGAACTCGACCGCATCAAGTTCCTGTATGACACCAGCGGCAAGGCGCGGGGCTATGAGCAGGTATGGCCAACGGTGCGCGAGGCCCGCGAGGTTCGTGCGCTGCTTGAATCTGTCGGCGGACGCGAGGGCGTCACGCAGATGCAGGCCACGCTCAGCGAGATTGAGCAGGTTGATCGGGCGCTAGCCGCCGGTGACCCAGCAGTTGCTGATCGCATGTGGGACGAAGCGCCAGACGGTATGCCCAAGCTCATGCCCGCGCTGCTCGACAAGTTCGCGCAGTCCAAGCCGCAGGAGTACGAGAAGTTCATCGCGCCGCGGTCAATCGGCTATCTCGACCAGGCCGGTTTCCCGCAGGCGTTCGACCGCATGGTACAGCTCTACGATGCGGGCAAGATCGACGAAGCGCAGACCGTGCGCAACGAACTGATTCAGTGGGTGAGCGGCAACCGCCAAGCCGCGCAACAGCAAAAGCAGGCAGACCCGGAAGTCGAGCGTCTGCGCGCCGAATTGGCCAAGCGCGACCAGGGGCAGGAGTCGCAGAAGGTAGACGCGGCCTACAGTTCCGTCGTGGACCATGCGGGTACCGCCATCGACGCCGCAGCGCGTCCGCTCATCGGGAAACTCGGATTGTCCCGCGAAGAGAACGCCGCATTCCGTCAAGCGGTCTGGAACCACCTCCAGGAGACGCGCAACGCGCACGCGGACTACAAGACCATCGCTCCAGCCAAGCAGCGGCAGGGCTACGACAAGTGGACCGAGTACGCCAACCGCTGGACTGACGACAACGCCGAAGCGTCCGTCCGTGCCGTGCTCAAAACCCCGCCGTGGAGCCGCATCGCTAGCAGCAAAACACCTGTGACAGCCGTCACAAAATCACCAGCGCAGGTTTCCGTGCAGAAGGGAACCGAGCCGAGCCCGAGCGAGATTGATTACGGTCCGAAGGGATTGCAGGCCGCGCGAAAGGCTGGATTTAAGGATCTGGGCGACATGCTGCTGAGTGGGCAGGCTCCGATGAAAAGTGGCGGGATTCGGCGCTGGCGATAGAATGGATTTGCGCGGAACCGTGGGTTCGATTCCCACCCTCGCCCCATGCTTCACCGGCTAAGGCTTGGATAGGCTAGCAAGGTCAGACCGCCGCGCAATTTGACAGGATGTGCTAATATTTCACCAGCGATGGAACCGCTTGAAAAGTTCCCGCCTCCCTGGCGTTAAGAGGATACAGTTTCACCCCGGAAGAGGAGCGCAACACTCCTTAAAGTCAATGGCTTCCAGGAATGCAGTAAGGCGAAAGCCTCATTTCATTTTCTGGAGTCAATATGCCTACCCTCAATGAAGCCGGAGTAGAATCAATCGAGTTGGAGCAGGTTGGGCGCGAAATCGCTATCCTGTGGCCGACCTTCAAGGGACTCTATAACGAGTTCCAGAAGTCCGCAAAGAAAGTCAACATTGCCAATGTGACGCAGGGAGCGGGAACCACCCGTTCAGCCTGGCGCGAAACCATGATCGCGCAGGGTGCTTCGGGCATCAGCGTTGGCACCGGCGACGGTTCCGCGCTCGGCTCCGGCACCGGCTCGCAGACCGCATCGTTTGCCATGGCCCCTATCTGGGCTTTCAATGTCACGCAGTACACCCGCCTGGCCGAGCTGGCCACCAACGGCGCAGAGCGCGCGGTCGAGTCCTTTACCAAGACCGAAATCAAGCGCAGCATCAAACAGTTCTACAACGGCATTGAAGGCCTGATGAACGGCGACGGTTCCGGCGCGTTCGACCAGATCCCCGCGAACGCCGTCATCACCACCGGCGGATCCGGCGTCACCACGGCCGTCATCCAGGGCATTCAGTGCGCGGCTGCTTTTGTCGATCAGCAGGTTGTACAGATTTTCCCGTCCGAAGGCGGAACTTCCCGCGGCAACGCGACCATCAGCTTTGTCAGCGTCGTCGAGCAGAAGTTGAACTTCTCGACCGCGCTCCCCGGCGGCACCACGCAGGGCGACTACATCATGGTTGCCGGCGCATCGGGCGCGGTGGGCTCGTCCGTCCTGGGAATCCCCTACTGGAATACCAACGGCAACGTTGGCACCAAGGGCGGCCTGACCATGGCGAACTACCCTGATCGCCTGTCCACTCCAGTCATCAACCTTGGCGGCGCGCAGATTACTCCCAGCGTGGCGCAGAGGTCCTTCGTGCTGCTTACCCGCGCACTGGGCGATGATGCCGAGGAACTGGACAAGGGCGTCTGGTACGGCAAGCCCGAGCAGGTTGCCACCATCGCTGCGCAGTGGTACTCGACCCTTATCACGCAGAACAGCGAAGGCCGCGACGGTGCGCAGTTCGACCGTGCTCGGCAGGGCGTGGCGAAGGAATTCGGCGACAAGCCGTTCATTTACTCGAACACCGCCAAGGCCGGCCGCGCTGACCTGCTCTTCACCGAAAACTGGTCGCTGGGCGAACTCTGCCCGGTTGGTCTGTACGACTTCGGCGGCGGCAACACGGTCATGCCAGTTCCCGACACCAGCGGCGTAGCAGGCGCGACCTACCTCACTACCAAGATGTTCGTTTATGAGGTTGGACTTCAAGTTTGTAATAGAATCCCTCGCCACGGCCTTTTCGTAACAAACGCCGGTACAATCCAGATTTAATTGGACTTGTGCTAGTTGTTTGTAGTATACAATGGAGTCAAGGACGGTGACTCCATGACAATGGCAATGATACCGGTTTGCAGAAAGTGCGGGAACCCAAAAGATTATGTCATCAAGAGCGGAAAACGCGCGGGGAAGTATCACACGTATTGCCGAGCGTGTTTATCGGCTCAAGTTGTTGCGTGGCAGCGAAGTAACCCTGAGCGTAGCCTTGAAAGGCAACGGGCATATTGGCGAGATAATCCAGACCGAAAACTGCGCGCTCAGCTTCGTAGATACGGCGTGGATGAAGTCTGGTACAAAAATAAGCTCGATGCTCAAGGTGGAGTTTGTGAGATTTGCCACCGCAAAGAGGAAACTGCGCAGTGGGCTCGTCTCAGCGTCGATCACAATCATGAAACTGGTAAGGTTCGAGGACTTCTCTGCAATACCTGCAACATGCGCCTCGCTGGCCTAGAAGCACACGAATGGCTTGCATCGGCGATGGCATACCTAACGCAGTATCAACCTTGAAAGGACGGTTTCAAGATGGAAGTTCAAGA